GGAAATGATCTTCAGAAGCTCTAGCTGTGGCATCCCAATCTTTTTTTTGAATATTCTGCCAATCTTTAAATGCTGTAGGTGCTAACTCAAATATCTTTTGTATAGTTTGATTTTCATTTGCTATTTCAGCTAGCTCAGCTTTATGGTTTTGAATCTCAGTTCTTAAATTATTGTTGATAGCTCTTTCTTGCGTTGCAAAGATGCTATCATCCATATTTATTTGTTTGAGATTCGCCGATTCAACTTGTTGAATACGTGATATATTTGCTTCAGTTTCGTTGTCTCTTTCTTTAAGTTGTCGTAACTCTTTATCCATCTCTTTCTCATCATCCGCAAACTTCTCTTTGAGGTTTGCTAAAAGATAACGAGCTTGAGGGATGTTACTATAGCCTTTCCCCGTAGGGCCGACGAATTTAACTTTTCCCATTGTTAATTATTTTAAGTTTGTCAGAGATGGTACATAAACATTGGAACCCTTTGAATATGTATTTATAGGGTCAAGTTTATTTATGGATTCTGTATTAGCTGTACCTGCATATTGATTTGCAAAAGTTGAGAAGCCAGCCCCTACAGCACCTGCTAAGACACTACCAAAACTAGGTACTTGAGTTGTAGAAACTCCTTTAATTGGTTTTGGTCCAAAGTCAAAGTCTTCTAGTGCTCTAGGTAATTGATATTCCGCTAATGGTGTTTTAAGTGGTTTAAGTGGTGCTATCCCTTTTGAGGGTTGGAGCATCCTACCTGCTTCTTGTTGTAATATGAAGTCATTCAACCTCATACGACTATCTTTTCTTTGAGTTATGATGTTTTCAATCATAATGGCTTGCTGCCTACCTTGAGCATAGAGAGCAGATTGGGCAGCTTTAACAGCACTTAATCCAGCTTGAGATGTTGCTGCTAATTCACCTCTCTTAACAATACTTTCAACAATATTTTCTTCATTTTCAAAAGCATACTGTTGTCTAGTTTGGAATTCTTCTTGTTGTTGTTGTCTTATACCAGATTCAATAGATTTATCAGTAAAGAAGTCTGACCTTCTTTTTAGTTCTAAATCGTTCTGATATTTAGCGTCTCTTATTTTTAAAGAATGTTGATAATTTCTTAAATTATTTTTATCTTTAAAATCAGCTAATGTTTTTTCGTTTTTTTGTTGTAATTGGATACTTCTTATAATCTCATCTCTCTGAGCTATAAGTTTATCCTTTTGCATATTCCAAAGAGGAAGATCGTACTCGTCGTACTTCTTCTGTAAGAATGCTTCCTCTGCTTTCTTTTGTTTGTTGGCTGATGATTTGCCAAATAAGCCACCTATTAAGCTTATACCGCCTGAAATAGCAGCATAGGTTAATGGATCTGTCATATTTTAAGTCCTCCTATAAAATCTCGGTGAGTAGTTTCCTTCCCACATCATCGAGTTAAGAGAGACGGGAAATGGTGAATCAGTAAAGACTCGTAAGCTATAATTATTATTACGTTGATGTATAGGTATAGTAACAGTTCTAGATTCATCAAGTGGTACATCATCAGCTAAGTATGTATTTGCATTTGATATTGGTTCTAAGAAATACCATTCATCAATGTATATTTCTAATTCATCTTCATTATATATAAAGATATTACCAGTAGCAGCTGGTGGGGCTGTATTGAAACTTATGTACTTACCTCCAGCAAAGACAAAATCAGTTGTTGGTACACCACCAATTTTAACTTTAATGTTAGCTGTACTTTCTATATCAAAAGTATAAGCAAACAATTTAGTAGAATTATCACCGTTAAGTGTGGTTTGTTTAAGTAGTGAATTACCTAACCTAATTTTTGTATCACTTTGAAAGGTGAAATCAGTAGTACTTTTATTATTTATCTTAACTTTAATTTGATTTCTATCAATATAATCTAGATCTGATTTAGACCATTCGTAATCTGTGTAAACATCATTACCACTATTATCTTTACAATTGTTTTTAAACATTGTATAAGTCTTACTAGCAGCAAATCTACCTGTAGCATTAAGTTTGAAGCCCATTATACCAGACAAACCTACATCAAATTTACATCTAGAAACAGTTAAATTAGCAGTAAAATCAGGTTGTACTCCTTTCTCTCCTAAATCAACATATAGTTGTGGTAAATGTAAATCGAAATCATAAGCATAACCTACATATACATTACTAGCTATACTAGATAAATTCTGTTCAGGTACAATAAAGAATGTACCATCTGAATCTGTACCTACTTCAGCTTCTACAACATAACCTGAGTTATTAAACGTACCAGCTGCAGTTGTACCAGATACTATAACTAAATTCTTTTTATCTGTAAGGTTCGCAAAAGGTATATAACATTTTGATCTAACATTAGGAGCATCCCATACAACAGTCTTTTCACTACCACCAGATAAACCATTTGTAGCTTGTGCATATAGATCCATACAAGGGTTAATCTTCTGACCCTGTGCGTTGGTTATGATAGCAACTTCTGGACTCTGAGTTAAATTTGATTTAGAAATGGTGTATTGATTACCTTGTTTAGTAATACAGTACATATCATCTTGATCAACAGCCATAGCCTGAACAGTTCCAGGTAATTTCCATTTAAACCAAGATTCCATTAACTTCTCTTCACCATCAGAATAGGTTCTATAAAAATAGATCTCATCACTAGACTGACTAGACATAGCAATGAACTCATTCTGAATACTAGCTATAAATGTATCTACATCAATGGTTATCCACTCATTTATAACACGTCCTATATCTAATATGTTAGGGCTTTCACCTAAACCTTTAGTCTGCATAGCAAAGACTCTAACAAAGTTAGGAGTTTTACTAAGGAAATTCATGTGAGTACCAACATCTATTGGATCAATATCATCACTCATTTCCATGTTAGATATTGGTCTAATCTTAGTTGTTAAAGGAAATAATGGACCATCATCAGAATAAATTAGAAACTGTTGGTTTTTAGAAAATAGAATTAAACCTTGTCTAGCTGGTTTAATTGCGTGTAGTTTAGTTGGTCTTACTGATGCACAGTTAACATCTATTGGATCACCAGGAGTATGTGTTCTAGCTGATACTGCGTATAGCTCATAAGGTTCTTTAGCTCTACTTAGGATAACATTATCTTCAGATAAGAAACCAAGTCTATCATCATGGAAGAAAGTTCTTTTGATTGTCTTTCCTACAAAGCTAGGGTGTGCATTTGTAAGACTATCACCTACAATTCTATCACCCCAAGGAATTTCTTCAAGTACAAAAGCATTAGTACCTGTATTCCTTAATCTGTGAGGCATTGTAGATTTGGTTAAACCTGGAGATTGATTATGACCTATACCTTCTTTCCAATAACCTGAACCAGCTGCACCATTATCTGCTACAAACTTAGCGTAGTAGTTATCCTCATCATATAGAGGTGAGTTAACTATAGTTACTACATGGTTATGGAATGAATTAGGAGGTAGCCAAGATTCGTTAGAAGCCCAGTCTTGGAAGACAGTAATCCTTTGATTATCTGCACCACCTTTAACCTCAAGGGTGAATGGTGTTCTAGTTGAACTAACTACATAATCTAATTGTAGAGATGTACCGTGTTTAACTACATCAAAACCAGTTATATTCTTTGCTACAATTGCAGCTTTAATACCATCTAATACAGCATCGTAGTCATCACTTGCACCAGATGTATAAGTACATGTTTGTATACCACCTTTTTCATTTACAATAGCTGTACCACCTAACTTAACTTCAAACGTAGTACTCTGTATAGAAGCTTCTAATTGCCCAAGTAAACTAAGTAATATTGTTCCTCTACTCTGAGCTACAAAGTCTGTAGCTTCAGCTCTTGCTGTTACTGTTACTGCATCATTACAAATAATGGTTGCATCCTGAACAGTCAATACATCATAGTTAGTTTTAGAAGTTCCACTTAAATATGCATGTGCTGAACCATTAGTTACTGTACATACAGCACCAGTGTCTGCATTCCATACATGTAAGCTCCCATTAGTACTACCAGATTTAGGGATAATACATCCTATATATCTAGTATCTGCATCTCTATTAATATAAAACCATTTAGCATTATCTAATGATGTACCACTATAATCAGTTCCACTAGAGTTTTTTAACTTTGCTAAAAATTTAAAACCAGGACGTTTTGTCATACCTAATGTAACATCAGGTAAGCCATTAATACATTCACTTACTTGACCTGGAAATTTCTTACTGTCGGGTTGTTTTGATACACCACTTAGGTAATTAGTTATCCTTTGTGTTACTGCTGCCATTATCTTCTAAGTGCATGATAAGGTTGATATCCGACATAAGGGTGTGATCCGTCAGGTTCCCCAAAGAATGAATAATCACCTTGGGTTGTTTCATACTCAAGAGCCATAGCTCTCATGTATGCTTCTTTTTGTTGTAGTATTTGATATTGTGTATCATCACCAACAATTCTACTAGACGTAACAGTAGCTGCTCTAGCTGTTATATAGTCTTGTATTGGTCGTGGTAAATCTACCCAATCAAACCACCATAGAATATCGCATTCTACAGTTTCATCTGTCCATTTATCTGTATGATTTTGTTTGTCATATAATTTACCATTTCTTATAATTGCTTTTTTATCACCTGCATTAGCTTGAGTAAGATCTATTTGTAAATAATTACTTAAGATTGGAATTTCATTACTATCATTAGGTGTTAGTTCAACATGATTTTCTTTGTTAAAAGTCCATCCTTCACTCTGTACCTCTCTAGATATTTCTAGTAAAGTTTGGTATGCAATCGCAACGTCTGGGTTGGTTTCATCCAAAGTGGTGACTGGAGCCTGACCACAAGCCATGAGTATTTGATTTATTGCAGGTAATTCTTGAGCAGCGTTAGTGGTAGGAAAAGCCATAGGTATAAATATTTGTGAATAAAAAAAAGGGAGCCGTAATGACTCCCCTTGTATGAATAATTAGAATGCAGCGTTACCTGATGAACCAACTGCAGCACCTGCAATAAGTTCAACACATGCGGCTGGATTGACATAATCTGCCCCGAGTGCTAAACGCCCCAATATGACATCGCCCTGGTATATGACCGAGACATCACCTTTGGTTACTTGAACTTGAGGACCGATAGCTTCGACTACACCAGCAGACTCACGTTGACCGATAATACCACAAGAGTTAGCGAATTCTGTTTCTTCACCGTACTCGTTGTTAATACCAGTTACGTCAGCTGCAGCATCTTCTACAGCTTCTTCTACGAATGTACCGATGTTTCCTGGTGAGGTTACACCTGGGTTTGTAGCTGAAGCAGAGCCATACTTAGTACCATACTTACTGAAGAATGGGATGTTCATTGACTTGTAGATTTTGATACCTGCAATCTCAACGATTCCGTTACCCTTCTGACGTGAAGTACCTTGCTCGTCTCTGTTAACTAGACCATTATCACCAACCTGTTGGATTAGCTCGTAGTACTGACGTGGGTTAAGTACACCGAATCTTCCATCAGTGCTAACACCCTTCTCATCCATAGCTGCTGCAGCGTCATAGAACGCATTTACAAGTGCAGTTGCACTGTAAGCATCGGATGCTTGGTTGTTAGTACCAACACGGATTTGAGTACCACCTGGTTCTACGAATCCAGACTTAGTGATAGGTGATACAGCTCTAGCTCCACGTACAATTGAACGGAACACTAGGCGGTCATACTTTTGAGCAAGAGCATATCCAATCTTTCTGGATACTTCTGATCTCAAATCGTAATGAGCAAGTGTCTCATCTAATTCATAAAGGAAAGCTGAACTGATTAGTAGATCATCAACTGTGATGGTCTTCTCAGCTACTGGAGGTGCTCCATCGGAGTTACCTAGTATGCTGTTGCCTGGTACATGGTACTCGGCTTTGGTGCGACCTGTGTAGATGAACTGTAAACTCTTACCATTCTTAAGAGTTCTTTTCAT